TCTACGAAGTCTTTCAAATAACTTAACCAAAATAATTATATACCATAATATAATGAGATTGCGTTTTATCCTCGGCGGAGTGTTCTCGGTAGTGTCAACCCGCTTCTATAAATCATGGGACAAATACGACCCAAAGGATGTTGACGAAATTGTGAGACTTAATATATATGTTGATTGATTACACATTCGCCTAGGCGTTGGTTCTTGGGATGATAATAAATTTATACATCACGGACGCTGCCTTGAAGAAAATGAATTGGTTGCAATTCTGAACCATGTAAAAACCCACCATGTTGATAGGAATCCAAAAGGTCGACCCTTCTATCAACGCGGGCCCCATGTTTGTTGACACCTTGGCAAACACATCACTCCTCGGTTTATTCTGCATCATAAGATCCCATGTGATCGCCAACGCAATGTTGACCGGCGCGAACATAAATTGGTTGGCCATCGTTTTATGAAACACCGTCGCCGCAGTATTTCCTTTGAATGTTGAGCCCAGCCATTTAAAGTAAGACAGTTGCGGATACGTGCTCCAAAACGCATAGGATCCGACACGAAGAGTTCGCTTCACATCATACCTGCGACGAGACCTTGTTTGAATTATAACATCTACACTAGCGGCGACAGCCGTAGAAAACAACGCCGCACGGTGGTTGATAGGGATCCTCATTGATGTGATTGTCGGTTGAGTATTTACATAAGTTGTTTTGATGATATGAGCTATGCTACGAGTTTATGCGCGATCTTTCTTCCTTCTTCAATAACGAGATCTATTTCTTTCTCGAAGAAGTAACCGATATCCGCGAGCTCCACTTCGATCTCATATACTTCTTCTATGTCGTTCTTGATCGGGATGATCTCTACCCGAGTGAAGTCTATCCGCCACGGACCCTGTGTGAACGAAGTCCTGTGCTTGGTTCTCTGCATCACGAAGGAGTTCGGTGGTTTGGCAGCGGGTTCCCGTGCCTCGAGAGCGATTGCCCCCCTGATGGAAAACGCCCCGCCAGGAGAGACGACGTCCTTGGCAATCTTTTTCTTGTGCTCCATGTACGACCCAGTTGCCGTAGTGACATGGCGAGATGCCTCGTCTTGCCTAGATTTAATGTATTTGTCCACTGTTATGGTTTCAACACCGCCTGACAGTTTACCCTTGGCGGACACCCACGCAAGCTTGGGGATGGATGACGCGAACCCCGAGGACGATTGGAATCCTACGCGAAATTCAAGCTCAACCGACCTCAGATCGTGGCCGTGGAGGACTGACTTCAGCGAGTCTGTGAAAGACATTTTCTATTTATAAAAATTATGGCAAGCTAAACTTATAAGATTGTTTTGTTGATATGCGAGTGTTCGTTTCATATCAACAAAAAAAATATAATCAAATTGTATCTTTAAAAAATGACACAAGACTCCTTCAAATCATTTTTGCCATTCCGCCGCGACCTGAAGACCCCCTGTCTGCTGTTCTGCAAGTGGGCCCAATGTGGTCACTGCCATGACATGGCCCCGCACGTAAAGAAGGCACAGGCGGTGCTCAAAAAATCCAATGTCCTCGTCTATGCCGTGGATGCCGAAGAACACGCTAACGTCATTGAGACGTTCAAGGTAAACGGCTTTCCCGAATTGTTCTTCCTCGGGAAGGACCGCAGACTCAGGAAATACAAGGGCCCCCGCACGGCGGAGGGAATCGTTGCCTTTGCGCGGGCTAACATGAAGAACTGATTTACAAAAAACCGTTCGTTCTGTTTTCTAAAGTTATCTTATCGAGAAATTTCTCTGTATGACTTTCAATCTTCTGGTGACGAAATTTTACATCTTCGGGGACGCTACAGTGGTATTCTCGCGGGTTCGACACGCGAAGTTTAGCAGCATCCTGTAACGATATCTTCGTTCTTTTAGAGCCGCGTTCCGTCCCTAAAAAATCGTTCACACCAATGGCAGGAGGTCGCAAACACAAAGCATCGACTGCTTCGTGCGTGTATGTCTGTATAGCCTTCTTCTTGCCCATCACACGCTCGGATCCATCTGGAAGCTTCTCGATGATTTTCCTGTCTCTTTCTATCAAGGCACCAGGAAGTTTCTTGACGTCTCGCGTGAACAGCAGCATCTTCCCGGGCATCGTAACGATTTGCTCTGGCGTTCTAAATCCCAGATGGTCCATCGCTTCTAAGTATTCCACAAAATCCGCCTTGGTAGTTCTCTCGGGAAGAACCATCGTAATGTTCACACTCTGATCCACAACGCTGTCTACGATATTATTATTGCCGTGAATACTTCTATCGGTGGTTGTAGATACATTACCGACGGGGGGTGTCTTTCCGTGAGACGCCAGGTGATCTTCTTCACTAACAAATTTCATTTCCTTCTTAGTCATTGTGTAATTCATACATTTATTAGTCTTGGAATGTTTACAAGCCTGAACAGAGCTGAGTGTCTTATAACCACACTCACAAGAATGTAACGTTAGTTTATACGTTTCTATTTCCATTTACTATTATATATCCCTAAAGTATTAATTAAATTAATATAAAAAAAATAACAAGGGTAACCCCTTCAGAACGGGGTAATAGGGTAATCCCTTTTAATATTTTTTATTTACTTTTTATAAATTATTTATTTTCTGAAAACATTTACATGTATACAAACATCATGGCGTGACACTAACTCTGGAGATTGTATTTGTCGATATGAGGACATCCTTCGTATCGACAAACTCTTTTTTGCTGTATCGTGTTATTTACACAGGTGGGTTAACATACGCGGTTTCTTGTCTAGTGTCGGAACCACCGATGAATTTGTTGGTGGCGGCGGCGAGAGGCACGTCGATCATGCTCCAGGTCAGGGGGATGAAGGATTTGTCATCTATAAGGTATCTGGTCTTAGAACCACGGAGGGAAGAGTCGAACCCACGGGTCAGCTCGTTGTTCTGCTTGACATTAAACATGATGCCATCACCAAGTCCGAGGTATGGAGACGTTCCCCACAGCTGAGTATTTACGTCTTTAAAACCACCTTCCGATTTACGGCAGTAACGAGTAGTTTTAGGAACCACGACATCGCCATACATTTTCGCGGCTTCGGTGCTGAGCCCCATGCGCACGAGACCCCAGATGGCCTCGTTCTTGGCGTTGGTCGGCTGGGTGTCGGTCACTACATACTTGTAGTTGTAGGTGGAGAACGGGTTGTCTACCAGGGGGATGTCATTGGCGCGCGCGTTCTGGTACTTCACATTTTGAGCCTTCATTAGTATCTTATAAACATAAAATATATTTTATTTTGGTAAATTATAATTTTTTTTATATCCGCATCGTATATATATATATGGCGGCAGTATTTACATCTATCGCTCTAACAACTCTCGGGGCGCTTATCTTCAAGGAAAACATAGAAAAGTCCTCGAAGATTGATGTTATTTCCAGCGTGAACAACAAGAAATACGCGGTTATAAAAACGGGAGATTACGTCGCGGCGGCAGATATGCTCGCCTCCCTGGAAGACAAAGCCAGAGAATTCATCGCGGCGGCGTCAGAAAAGTACCCTGCCGACAAAACGATTATGAGGATTCAAAAATACTGGACTGGTACTATTTCCGAGATCCCACAGTCCGACACGATTGCTTACGCGTTGGAGAAAAGAGATCTCTTCATGTGTGTCAGAGACAACGCGGGGAACGTCCAGCAACTAGACGACCTTCTTTTTGTGCTTCTCCACGAACTCTCACATATCATGAATACTACCTACGGCCATGACGCCCCCTTCTGGAAACAATTCAAGAGAACTCTTGAGATGGCGAATAAGCTGGGATATCTTCCTTACAAGAATTATGATGATTACAGCGTGACTGTGTGCGGCAAGGTTATAAATGCTAACCCGTCGTCCTGTGTATTCAACGGTCAGTGTGAATCTGAATTAACCCCTATTAGACCACTTAGATAGAAATGTGTTTTTATGTTTTGTCGATACAAGAGCTTCGTAGACTCGCAAAAGCTCGTCTTTTGTATCGACAAAACGTATTTTGATGTATGTATTCATCTCACATACCGGTTGCCGTCGGGGCGGTTGAACAATCTAGAGGGAGCGCCGATCGATGTCTGCCATAGGACAGGGGGCTCTGGGTATTTTTCTGAGCCGATAATATCAAAGTTTTTGTCTGGGAGAGCGGACTTCTTCACTTTGGTAAATTTAGAGTTCAGGTCATTTGCACCAAGAACACCAGTAAAGGTCGTGGCTGTCTCCAGGGGTTTCGTTGCATACCGAGTGACAACGGTGTTGCGCATAGCGGCGAGCTCGTTGGTAGATGGCACGAGGTTCATGTTGGTTCTAATTTTCTTCACCGAAGGGCCGTGTATGGGGGCGACGATCGCGGATTCACCACCTTCGTACTTGTTGATGGGAATCCCATACCAATCGCCGGGGATCATACTCAGTTCGGCCGCACGTTTGTTGTATATCTCAGATAGCCTCGAGTTCATATTTTATTATACATAACATATTTTTATAGGATTTTTCTTTAGAATTATTCGTGAAATTCAGAGTCTGTGTCAGAACCGTAAGGCTCAGGGTCCACCTGGACAGGATTTACAACGGTGGTCGTCGGTGGGGCGACCGGCGCTGCCTGAATTAATGGTTCTGTCTCCTTTGGCTTGGGTTCGGGCTCAGCTTTCACAATGGGGGCGGGAATTTCTTTTTCGGCATCCTTGCTCGACATATATTTCCATATTGCGAAAAATCCCATTACCACAACAACAGCCACTGCGACTATGGCTACTCTGGGGACGGAGTTGATGAAACCAGCGATCTGTTCTACAACCGACATTCTGTATTATTTTAAATATCATATTTTTTTTCATATATAAAATATATACACAATTTACAATATGGGGCTAGGATTCATATGGAAAGCGTTTACTGTGCTCGTGGCCATCATAGCACCACTCCCGAGTGTTACCGGACATGGA